TTCATCGAAAGTAATCCTGTTGCCCATACGCTACGTAATATGTATATTTATAAACAAGCTAGTTGATATTTATTCACTTGCGAAACTTTAGTAAGGATAAGATTAAGGCTCTTGCTGAGCGCAACCGCTTGGCAACGACCGACGAGGAGCGTGCAGCAGTATCCGCTGAGATGAACGCTTTAAGGAGTGAGAACGAACAGGCTTTTACTGAAGCTTTGGAGGGGCTTATCAAGACGACTGCCAAGGATATTGAAATGGTCACTGTTTAATTAATTCAACACCGCCGCACGACCATGCGGCACCATGACCGCTGCAAGTTCTGACTTCGCAACGTTTCATGATTAAAAGAACTCTTTAGCCCTCTGTGCGTGAAGCATCGGGGGCTTTTTCTTTAACAAATATAAAAGCCCGACCTCCATTTCTGGCGGTCGGGCTTACTGTGATTGTCAAATATGCTCTATGATATGGACAGCAGTTCGCGTCCTATTCTGTGCAATCCTTCTATTATGCGCTCGCGCTGCTGCGTGCGTGCCTTCTTAAGTCCATTGGCGTAGTGGCTTAGTTGTCGCTCGTTCACTCCGGAAGCTCGCGAAATGGCAGCAAGCGAGGCGTAGCGCTCGCACGATCGTATGAGCGCAGCAGTGTCGAGGTGGTAGACGAACTCGTAATCGCCCTCGGCGAGCCATTGCGGAATCTCATCGCCATCGGCTTTCATCCCTTCAAGGTGAAACTGGAGTGTTTCAGGCACTTCTTTCTGCAGTTCATCGTAGGTTTTGGCTGTTAAGACGATGGCTCCTGGTACGTTGTCTGATAATGTGGCTCCAAAGTTATGGTCGCACCATCTTACTTCTACTATAATCTTTTCCATATCAATATAGGTGTTAGTTGTCTATTTTTTAGTCAAACCTCGGAAAGGGGCGGGGCGCTTATCGCCACCCCGCTTGTTTCCAAATGCTGTTCAGAAGAAATTGGCTAAGCACCTCGCTCTTCTGCCCTCTTACTGTCACCTTGCCTGGTTTGTCCGGGTGTTTGAATTGTTTGTGGTCGCCTTTCTCAGCTATTTTCACCCATCCGTCTCGCTCCAGCAGCTTGATGACTTCAGATACTTTGTACTTTCTCATATCAAAGAGCTTTTGTTTGACAATGCAAAGGTAGTAAAAATAATACTAATATACAAATATTTAGCCACAAAAGTATTGATAATAATACTCTTTTTGCTTTTTTTTATGTGTCGTTGACTAAGGCGAGTAGCCGTGAGGGTTTACACGAATAGGCGAAATGGGCGATGCGAATAGCCGAAATGGGCGATACGAGTAGCCGTGAGGGTTTATGCGAATAGTCGCATTTGTCAACAGCCTTTTCCATGACGACCATTTTCGTGAGCTTACGAAAATGGGGGAAATCAAGCATATCATCTATCGGGAATATTATATATATAATGTGGAAATGTTAAATTTGCTATTTTGCGGTAACATTTCCCTCCAATTGCTTTGTGGTGTCGCTCCTTTTGTCTACCTTTGCCCATGGTTAAAGATGGTAGTTGTATCTACTCTGATGAGCGACAGTTTCGCTCGGCACGCTTGCTCGGGCTTTTTTTATGCCTTTGCGCGGTTCGCATACTCTATTCTTTTTTATAAAGGATATAGACAATATTATGACGGCTGCCTTCCCGTGAATTAGTTTCTCTTCGGAGTATACTACCATTCTTTAACCAACGGGGAGTGCAGCCGTCACCCGTTTATATCGGCTGCGAGGTTAAAGAATGGTAGTGGTATGACAAACCAAAAAACAACAATCAGTTTCCAGAACGAAACTACCTTGTTTGGTGCTCCAGGAGCACTCGACATGAATGGTGCAGCCAAGGCTGCAAGTGATAACTTTTCAGGCATTAAGGCCAGCTGCGCCCAGCTCAAGGCGAAGGTGCAGCAGGCTATGCTGAAAAAGAACGAAGCCTATAGCCGATTGGCAGGCTTCGAAGTGAACAATCAGACAGTAGCCGTGATAGGTTTTGTAGTACCCTTGCTTATGGTGGCAACGGTCGTCCTGGCTACTACTGCTCCTCTACAGGCCTTTGCCTCTGCAGGCATCACAGGCTGGGTGGTTTACCGCTTCAACAGCAAAGATTTTAAGAAAGGCGACGAGAAAGGAGGCGAAAAATGAAAATCAAGGTTCCTAAGGTTACAGCCGAGAAGATTAGCGAGGAAGAAGCAGCAGAGATGATGACAGGCTTCGATAGTTTAAACGAGGTGATAGAGAAGCTCGGCAAGTGGCAAGACGCTAACGAAAAGCGTGGATTCTTCGTCCTTGGCTATAACGAAGGCAAAATCTCATGTTTTGGTACAGGTGGCAATAAGGGCATTCTTGCTGGCATAATGGCTTCATTGATTATGGAGAGCAAGGAATTTAGAGAAGTAATGTTGCCTGCTATTGCTGCTGCCGAAGATTGGATTAGCAAAAACAAAAAGAAAGTAACCATCATTGAAGGAAAGGAGGACAACCATGCCAACTGATAATATGCCTACATTCAATATCCTCACTCTGCAGGAGCTGCAGGCTCAGCTCTTGGATATTTGCGAGCGAATGAATAAGAACCGTGAGTCGTTTGCTCGAGATCGTACGGATGAAGACGAAAGATATATCTCGCTAATGAACGAAATATCGAAGGGTCAAGCCATGGTAGCTGCAGACCGCAAGAAGAGTAAGGACAATTACCTGAAAGCGATAGAAGCCTGCGACCAGAACGACAAGTTCTACGCTAACAAGAAGCGCAGAGCTTACAACGACCACATCCGCGAAATGGCTCATCTGAAGAGTGAGCATGCTCGCAACAACGTGTTGCTTGAGAATGAGCGTGCGCTGCTGTTTAGCCAGTACAAAGCCCATGGTGGCGATATGGAAATTATTAAATCATTGTACAACGACAACAAAAAAAATGAGGGAGGAAAATAAAAATGGCTGAAGAAAAAGAAATAAAAGGGTTGATAGAAAAAGACTTTGAACACCTGACTAAGGAGGAGCAGATAGCGTTTGTCTCTCTCCATATAGATGTCTTGGTAGATGTAGACACGTTGGAAGCGCAGATTCGACTATTGGAGGATGCGGTGGACGATTATCTTGACGTTTCGCCCAACATAATGAGCAACGAGGAGGCAGCACACAGATTGGATATGGCCTCTAACCTTAAGAGATTGAGTAAGAAATTGCAAATCCTAAAATTTGGAATAGAATCATGACACAAGAAGAAGACGAGAAGATGCAGCTCGAATATATCGAAGCTTACTTCGACAAGCGCAGTCCGCTGCCTGGGAAAGATATCACAGGTCAGATGAATGTCCCAGAGCCAAAGTCGACAACAGAGATTATTGATGACCTGTCAGATATGTACGACATCAGCAAAGGACTGTTGAGCAAATATCTGGTGGACCATGGCTATTCGCTCGTACCTACAGAGGACGGTAGACTTAAATGGATGATTTACCGCTACTACGATAGCCATATAGAATAACAAGAAGGAAACATTTATTTTACATTTTTTATAAACATTGGTTTAGTTAATGTTGTTAAATCAATTTGAGGGTGTAAGTATTAAGCTCGTGAGAGTTAGGATACACACAAAGGGAAGCAGTGCTCGTGAGAGTGCTGCTTTTTTTTGTGTATTTTATGCAGCTAAATGAATAAGCTATCTTTGCCTAAAAAGAATAAAAGGATGATAACAATAACTCAATCTATATCTGGCACATATTTATCATCGAATGTTCCCGATGTGGAATTCTCGATAGGTGGCAACCGCGCCATGGTGACGATGACGGTAGACGACGAGCAGGTATACCAGGAATATCTATATCCGTTGGCAGGCGTGGTTACGCTTGCCGAGCTCGACCGTCTGCTCACTCCTTATGCCAAGAAGCGCCTGAAGGTGAAGCTGAAGGTACAGATTGCCGAACAGGATGCCGACAACGAGACCATCATGCCAACCAAAAGCATGGAGGCAGATATCATATATAGCGAGGTGGATATCAACACTACTGCTCAAGACTTCATAGATACTCACTATCTGACATTGCTCGAGGGCGAGAAGGTGACGAGTCTTCACCGTCTGGAATATCTACACTATATCGGTACCGACAAGGCAGAGGTGACAGCCTACTATGACGATGGCACTAATAAATCTTTCTCGATATTGCCTGTTGCTGGCAACGACCGCTATACCACACTCGATGTGTCGGCAGGGCAGTTTGCCATGGCAGGCAAGACGTTGCTATGTTATGATGTCCAGGCTGGAAAGCGCACGTTCCGGTTCACAATCGATTTTGATGAGCCTGACTGCGCTCCAGTTCTGGTATTCGACAACTCGTTCGGAGTGGAAGAGCTAATCTATTGCACAGGCACACACACCATAGCGCCATCGTACAAACGCGAGCAAGCGTATATAGGCAAAACCCAACGCAACTATGCGATTACCGAAACCAGGGTGTTCAAAGCCGACACAGGCATACTGTCGTTCACCATGGCAAACTGGGTGGACGAGCTATTCCGTTCGATGAACGTGCATATAGTAACCTTCAAGAATGGCAACCCGAACGTGGGCAAAGAGGTGATAATAACAGACTCGAAGTCGGAATACGACAACAAGCCAACATCGCTGCCTCGATTCAGCTTCTCATACCAGTATGCCCAGCGCAATCATAATGTGCTGAATATGGAACGTGCAGGCAGAATATTCGACAACACCTTTGACAATACCTTCGAATGAAAGCTATCCATTTCACCGAGATGCTGCGCCAGATAGACCAAGCATATCAGCATCGAGCGCTTGTAGACGTATACGCTTACAAGGGCGAAACAGGCGCCATTGTCCATTACAAGGGCTGGCTTGTGCACCATGTGGCATGGCGACAAGGTTTTATACGCTTGAGAAATTCCAAGAACCGAGAGCTGCGTACTATTCCTCAGATATTCATCATACAGATAAACAATCAAAAAATATACTTATGAGCAAAAACAAAAATACCCTGCAGCCTACATCGCAACATGCAGATGCTGATGGCTATCGCAAATATAGAATCGTGCCTACAGGAATAGGCTCGTCGTCGGAAGGCAACTCTGTAGCTTCAGAATATGGTGGCGACTCTATGAATGTTTTCGATGATGATGATCAGCCAGGAGCATCGAGCGTAAGGCCGATAGTGGTGAAGAAGCGAGAGTATAAGTATGTGCAATGGGGCAGGAATGACCAATTGCCATACGACGTAAGGAAGAAGCTGATGGAGAATATGGTGACGGCACAATGTCAGCAGTTCAACATCGTGTCGTGCTATGGCCAGGGAGTGCGCTTCGTGGATAGAGAGACGAGAAAAGACGTAAGCGACAAAGAAATTCGCGACTTCTGTCTGTATAACTCGCTACAGGAGGTGTTCCTCGAGCAGGTTACCGACTTCAAGTTCTTCTTCTTCTCGGTTACGGTAATCATCCTGTCGAAGGATGGCACAAAGATAGTGACGGTAAGAAACAAGGATGCCTCATACTGCAGGTTTGAATATGCAGGTTCTACAGCTTCAGGCAAGTCAGAACATGTGTTCTATGGCGACTGGCGACTCGGTTTCTTTGACGAAAGCAAGATTGAGGTGATACCATTGCTCGACTATTTCAATCCGCTTGGCGACCTGATGGTGCGTATGGGCAAACAGCCAAACCCGGAAACAGGACTCAAGAACAAACCTACCAAGGAGCGCAAGTTTGCTATATTGAGCCGTATGGCAACACCAGGCTGTCAGATGTACCCTGTACCATATTACTCTTCGATATTCCGCGATGCCTGGTTCGATATCTACCGATTAATCGGTATCGGCAAACGATATATGATTAAGAACACTTCGGCTCCACGAGTACAGATAGAAGTGCACGAAGAGTATTGGGACAACGTTTGCGACAACGAAGGAATATCAGACGAGCCACTACGCAAAAAGCGCAAGGAGGAAGAGAAGCAGAACATCATCGACTTCGTGACAGGTATCGAGAACGCAGGCAAGGCTATGATTAGCGGATACTATGTAGACCCAAACGGCAAGGAGAACAGAATGGTGCGCATAGTGCCACTCAACGATGCCAACAAGAAGGAAGGTGGCAACTGGAGCGACGATATGAGCGAAGCTTCGAATGCTCTCTGCTTCGCCTTCGGCATTCATCCTAACCTGGTGGGAGCCACACCAGGCAAGAGTCAGATGAACAATTCAGGTAGCGACAAGCGCGAACTCTTTACGCTGAAGCAGGCTATAGAGAAGCCATGCCACGACATACTGACTAAGCCTTATCATCTGATACTCCACTACAACGGATGGAGCGACAAGGTGACGGTAGATGTGCCAATGATACAGCTCACCACTCTCGACGAGAACAAAGATGCCAAGAAGGTTACTAATTCTAATAGCAATAGCAATGACAACGATAACAATATCTAAAGAAGACTTCGAGCAAGCGCTGCCAGTAGGTTGTTCAGCTCATAGCGAGGTGTTTGAGAGTGTGATGCCTGCAATAGACATCGCTAACGATAATTACTCAAGCACCCTGCTTGGCGAAGCAGGTTTGAAACGGATAGCTGAAGAAGGAGAGAATGGAAGACTACTGCAGTATTATAAAATCATGGTGTGTGTGGATGGTTTTCTCTCGGTATTCAGACAGTTGGACCTGGTGTTGACACCTACAGGCTTTGGCATCGTTTCGAACGACACCATATCGCCTGCATCGAAACAGAGAGTGGATGCGCTCGAGGGACAGCTACGCACAGCACTATGCAGGGCAAGAGCTATGACCGTGGATTTGCTTCGCTCAGAAGAATGGGGCAAGACGATGCAGGCAAAGAATTATATTCGCTACATCTATACTGAGAATTATTTCTTCTTTTCGCCCATGGCAACCAAGGCACGGTCGTATCAAGACTGGCAGGCTATGCAGCGAGCTATCATCGATGCCGACGAGACTCTACGCTTGAGAATATCAGACGAGCAGATGGATGATATCCTCGACGCATGGCGATGCGATGACCATGACAGGCTGACACCGTATGCAGGAATACTGCAGCTGATATGCGACTTCACAGACAAATGGAACGTAAGCGGAAAAGCAGCCATCTCTACCCCACTCTATCGACGCATAGAGCGCGAGGTGGAGCAGAACCCTGAGATATACTCTATATATCCAGAGACAGCAGCCTATGATGCTGCGCATATCGAGAGCTTCAAAAATACTAAAGATTCATCAGCATTTATATTCAATGGCTAAGACTATCAATATAGAATTAAAGGCTCCTCAGTCGTGGCGCGAACTGACTCAAGAACAGTTGCGCTACGTGTTCTACCTCATGGCAACCTTTGCAGATATGACGGTAGTTAAGACTTATATGTTTGTGCGCTTTACAGGCATCAGCGTGATAGAGAAAAACCGCTATGGCTGGAAGTGTGCTTATAAGCCTGAGGGCGAGAAGCTGAAGGTGTTCTATATAGAGGCGTGGCAAATTCATTCATTTCTTAAGCAGTTGAGCTGGGTGGACTCGACGGAGGATATGGACAATAGGTTGGATGTTGTCCAAGGACTCCAGGCGGTCCATCCGCTTCTGCAGGAAGATACCGAACATAAACGTATCATCAGCTTTGGTGAATACCTCTGTATGGAACAGCAATATCAGCTATTCCACGAGACGAAGAAACAGGAGCATATAGATAAGCTCGCCTCGTTTCTATATCGCAAGCCAGACTTCTCTCGACCTGACGAGCTGAGTCTGACAATAGAAGAAAGCCTGGCGACGATAGCGTGGTTTGCCAATATTAAGTTAGTTATGTCGAGAGCCTTTCCGAACTTCTTCCGCAAGGCTACTGCCGACGACGTGACAGAACTGTCGGTACTGCAGTCGATAAACCTGCAGCTTAGAGCTCTGACAGATGGCGACGTGACGAAGGAAGCCGAGGTGAAACGTGTGGACTGCTGGCGAGCGCTGACAGAACTCGACGCTAAGGCAAAGGAAGCAGCAGACTTCAGACGCAAGTATCCAGACTTGAATAAATAACATATAATTCAGATTACCATGGCAAAAGACCTTTTTCCAGCTCTCGACTATTTTACACAGCTTGCCAAGTCGAGCCGACTGGCACAAGACAATAAGTTTTATACTTGCCTCTGCTCTGGTCCAGACTCTATACAGGGAGTGATGGAGAACTTCAGGAAGCAGCAGAACTTCATCATGGTGGATGATACCACGTCGCAACAGACCTTCTCGAATGGCGTAGGCTACTTCCGCAGAGATGTATATACGATATTCATCTTGGCTCACTATCGCATAGACGACATGATAGACAGAGAAGAGAAATTGAACCTATGCAGGCAGATATTCAGGCAGTTTCACTCTCGCCTGCTTCACGATCGAGACGAACTTGGTGACGACCGACTTACATTCCTGCAGTTGAATAATGTCTACTCATCCGAGTTGCCTCGGTATTCATATAACGGAGTGACAGGACTGTACTTTATGATACAAAACGAGGAACCAATAGATATATGCTATGACGAATCGGAATGGACTTAAACCCAATATGACTGATGCCGAACATCAGAAATGGTTGGATGGGTGGCAGCAGTTTATGGTGGATATATGGCGTGAGCGAATGATGCAATTCACTCCACCAGTAAACGATACAGGAGCATTGGCTCGCTCGATACAAGGTGTGGTACATCCTGGTCCTGTTACCACCATCGAGCACCATTTCCTTGAGTATGGTATATATGTGGCTCGAGGCGTGGGCAATGGATATAAGCATGATAACGGTGGCGACCTCAAGTTTCTGAAGGACTGGAAGACAAATCCACATCACAGACAGAAGCGTGACTGGTTCTCGAAGAAGTATCTATACTCTATCCATCGCCTGAACGAATTTGAAGCTTCATATTATGGTACCACATATAATGGTTTGGTATCATCGTATCTGAGTCAGCTATTCAGCGACGGCAAAAATACTATAGATAGAACGATAAGGAGGTTTTAATTTTTAATCACCATTTTTATTATGTCAATACAATCAGAGTTTTCTGCTCTACGTGAACTCTTCACTAAAATACGCGACGAACGAGGCTCTCATGCCAACACAGCTAATCGTATAGGTTCGGCATTTCTTGCTCTATTAGATTATGTCCTTAATGCGCCATTCTTGCGTAAGGACAAAGAAGATGTAGCAGCTGGCGAAGTTACCTTTCTGCGAGGTCTTAAAATAGGCGATTACTCTTCTGTGTCATTAACTGGTGGAGAATGGTCTGTCGATGACAAGGAACACACCTACCTTACTACCGATTATCTCGAAGTAAGAATGAAAGCTATCTTCGAGGAGTTGATGATTAAGAAGACATCCACTATAGGCGGTAATGTTATATTATCTCCTGCAGGAAGTGTGACAGCTCACGATGTACAGACAGTTAGCGTAATATACAACGATGTCTCACAAGAGGCATATCGTTGCTATTTTCTTGCAGAACAAGACGGCAACGAAATTAGTAACGACTTCGCAATAGGCGACCTAATACGTTCGGAAAGTTTCAATCTAAACAATGGGAAATACCACAAGATGGGCAATCACTTCTTGTGGAGACTGTGTATTGGCAGAGACGATAAAGCAATAGAGAAGAATGGCAAAAAGTATCATTATATAGACCTTTCTGTAACAGATTGCGCAACAAATAGCGATAGACCAGCTAAGGGTGACGTCTTAAATCAATGCGGAAATAGAGACAACCCAGAGAGACAGACATGTATGCTCTTCTCTTCTGTTGGTACTTATGCTCCAAGTATCACCTTATATCAAGGAGTAGACAATTATTCATTCGACAAGAAAGAGTATGTAGAATATGGAGTGAATAATTCGTCTAAGAAGGCCTTCTTCAATGTATATGGAGATATGTATGTAGGCGACAGACCTACCGCTGAGAATAACTATGAAGGTAGCACTTATGTAAAATTTCAGCAAGATTGTAATGGTAAAGGCAAGCCACGTCTTCAAATAAAAGCAGAATTAGATGTTAAGAGCACTATTGGCGGTAAAAATATCGATAAGTATATCGAGGATAACACATTGAGCGAGGCTACAGTTAATAATATTATTAGCAATTCACAAATCATATCAGACTTGCAAAATCAAATAGATGGAGCTATAGAAACATGGTTCTATGAAGGTATTCCTACACTTAGCAACGCTCCTGCTGCAGAGTGGAAAACTGATAGCGATAAGAATATACATCTTGGAGACCTATATTACGACACGTCTACAGGCAAAGCTTATAGATTTGCCATGGTCGACAACAACATATATAAATGGTTAGCAATAACAGATACCGATATAGCTAAAGCTCTTGAAACAGCAAGCAAGGCGCAAGAGACTGCAGATGGTAAGATGAAAGTGTTTTGCCAGCAGCCAACACCTCCTTACTACGAGGGCGACTTGTGGGTTAATGCAACATATCCTCAAGACGGAAGTGTGTACAAAAATGACATATTGAGATGTACTACAGGGCGAACATTTGGTGCGTTTAACATCAACGATTGGACATTGTCGTCTAAATATACTGACGACACTGAAGCTTACAAGGCTCAAGACGCGGTTGCTAAGACACAAGAATCGCTACAGAATCTGTCTAATACTGTAAGCAACAACAAAAGCGCCTTTGATAAGTACACACAGGATGGTTATGTTGATGGAGCAGAGATTGTTGCGATGCAACAAGACATTAAGCGCTTGGTAGACGACTATACGGCTGCCGAGAAAGCTTATAACGAGGTTGTTGGGAGTGAGGTTCTGAAAACTGATACAGGAGCAGAGACTAAGGAACTTACAGATCTAAAGATTGCTAAACAAGCCTTAGATAGCGCTCATAAGGAATTAGTAGATTATCTTAATGATATTACTAAGAGATTTAATGAATCAGATGATACTGGCAAGAAAGCTATCAGCAATCGTGTTGGCACTCTCTTCGATAATTTTCAGACTGCTTATAGTGCCTTTTATAATACTCTCGGCATAGCTAATGCGTACATAACGAGTTCTATCTACTCGATAACCTTAGGTAATGTGACTAATTATGATAATCTAAAGTATCTTAAGAATGCATTGCAAGGAGATAGTACTATACAAGGTGGACTCATGCTGTCAAGCACTATAGTGCTTAGAAATGCAAAAGGCGCTGCTGTAATGAGTGGAATGAATGGTATCGTCGATGAGACAAAACAAAACCAAGGACTTGAGAGTATTGCGACCTGGTGGGGAGGCGCTTTTGCTGATAAAAAGACATTCCTTCGTGCAGGGCAATCGATAGCAGATACTATAGAAGGTAAGAATGCTATTACGGACTATGCAACATCACTTGTTCGATTCGACGGAAGTGGTTATCTTGCAGACGGTGCAATATGGTGGGATAAGACAGGTAATGTACACGCTAATCCTGCTTCATTTATAATAAGCGAAAAAAATGTAGGAGTATATCTATCCTTCTTAGAACCTGTGTGGAAACCAGGAATAACAGATAATACTCTAATTGACAATGTACAATATCTCATTGCGAAGAAAGACTTTCGTTCCTTGGTCGGAATAGATTCGCTCGCTACAGAAGGATATCTTAAAATCGGTGGCGCTTACCTTGTATGGGACAATACAAATAAGGCTATCAGAATCGCAGGAGACAAGGATGGCAAAACTTTGGCGAATCTGTATACAACAGGTGGCATTACTGCTTATGGTGCTGGTAGCGGAACTGATGGCGGTGGAGGGCTGAATGGTTCGGTGCAGACGTATGCTAATGCTATCAGTTTGACGACTGCAGGCAATGAACTGTCTCTGATAGCCAGTGCTTGGAGTATTAAGAAGCTCTATGACAAGATAGAGGCTATTGATATTAGCGACCAGCTGACAAATTATCTGCAGAAGACGGATGCAGCCAATTTGTATCAGCCAAAGGGACATTATCTAACTTCGCTTGGAATCAATGTTCCTACAGGTCTTACGGTGTCGGGTTCTCCTGTAACCTCAAGTGGAAATATTACTATTGGGCTGGCTGCAGGCTACTCTATACCGACAACCGCCAAGCAGACCAACTGGGATACGGCATACAGATGGTATACGGCTATAGCAGGCAAGGATTCGGATGGTGCTATCAATAAATGGGATGAGATTGTGGCATTCTTGGCTAAGATTGATGACTCGACGACTCTGGATGGAATAATTGGAGGCATAAACTCTTCGATATCTGCCGAGACATCGAGGGCTAAGGCTGCAGAAGGTACGAATGCTACGGGTATAGCTACTCTGCGTAGTTATTTTAGTAATGGCGTGGCGAAGAATGCAAAAAATGCAGATACTTTAGATGGGTATCATGCAGCGAATATTCAGCAGGCAGGCTGGGTGAATCTGTACAGATATGGCACTGACTATAGAGAGATAAAATGGACGAGGATTGGCAGATTTGTTACTAAGATATCAGATAGCGTAGAAAACGACGGAATGATAGAATTCTGTTCGAATGGTGATCAGAACTATTGGTATTTTGCTTATGGCACATTGATGCTGTCGTCTTCATCTACGTCGTCAAGATCTCTGATGTTGACAACTCACGGGATGGGTAGCATACATTTCTATGCTGCTATCGACGATGATGGGTATATATGGTTGGGGCATAATGCTTGGCGCACGGGTAATTCGAAGTTCAGAGTGCTGTGGGCAGGCAAGTATGTTGAAATGTATGATTCTAATCTGCTTATGCAGACTAAAGCTCCAGTAGATAAATATGTGACGGACAATGGAACTTACAAGATGGGGCAAGGCGTTAAGGGTATAATTTATCTGAAGAACGTGAATACATCATCAGCATCGAAGCTTGAGACAACGAGAAAGCTGTGGGGACAGAATTTTGATGGCAGAGGTGATGTGGCAGGTATGCTCACCTTAGCCGACGGTAGTCATGCCGGTTTGAAGCTTGGATCTGCATATCTGTCTTCTCTTAGTGGCTGCGCCATATTCCAAAATGTAAAAGCCATTCGTTTTGGTGGCGATTCTTGGAATTGGAGCGCTTGGGCAGGACTTAGCTATGACGAGAAGAATAAGATGGTGAATTTAGGTTTGGCAGATGGAAGCATTTTTACTGCCACCACCACATCGCAGGCAGACGATACTGGTACTCTTAATTTAGTGAATATAACTAAGCTGCTGTTAGGAGGTCTCGGACTTGAGTATGACGTTAACAATAACGCTCTGAAAGTGAACGGCAATCTGTATGCTACGGGTGGTATTACGGCTTATGGTGCTGGTAGTGGAACTGGTGGCGGAGGTGGAGGGCTTGATGCTACAGTGAAGCTCTTCTCTGAAGCAATAACCCTCACGCAAGACTCTCGTGGGTTTGTTGCGTCGGCATATTCTGTTGCAGCTCTTAATAGTAAGATAGCAACATTGCAGACTGATGTTACTACATTGAGGGCTGAGCGTAAATTAGATTGTGGAGATATAGATTTTGGTTTGTCGTCTGACAATTCTTCTGCTGATAATTGGCATACTTACCAAGATATTGCAGAAGGCATGTTTATACTTGTTGACAACAAATATGGTCAAGGGCAAAGCATCGGCGTGTTGTTGCAATATAAAGATAATATGAATCATGCACTTAACCAAGTTGTGATATCAAGCTGTGAATTGTTGCCAACCGAGAAGAACTTCGGTTCGCATAAAGATGGAATAATGTTCTTTAAGTGTCGCTCATGGAACACTTTAACATCACCAGGATATGCAGGGGCAAAAAACACCTGGAGCGAGTGGCATGATATCAATGAGAGAATTACGAATGATGATATTGATGAACTTTTTAATTAAAAAACTATGACGAAATACTTAGACTTTGAAGGACTTAAGCATTTTAAGAAGAAGATAGACGCTGAATATAAACCTGCATTAAATGGCAAGGCAGACAACGATATTGGTATCTTTACAACAGGTGTTGCTACTCCTGAGCTTCACGTTAATTCTAATAATGCTGATGAAAAAAGTGCCAATCAGATATTAGCAACAGGGGCGGATGGCACAGCTGATATTCTGATACTACATAATAATTCTAATGGCGCAGCGTTAGATTTAGTTAGAGCCAACGTAAATGGTATAACTATTAATTCATACGCTGCATCATCGTCATTACCAGGTGAAAATATTAATGCTAAAGACTGGAAACTTACAGGGCGAAAAACTGATATTACTGGTGATTCTATCACTTCGCCTAAGATTGTCAAGGCTGGTGGTACTTCCAGTGAGATTTTGATGGCTGATGGTTCTATAAAAGACTTCGTGTCCCTTGCTTCCATTCCACTTACAGGCTCGATTAATCTAACCACAGAGAATGCCATCACCTTAGCTGCTAAGTATGCCAAGGTGGCTAATAATAGCATCAACTTCTATGTCATAGCAGATAGCCGTGGTAAATTGCCATCATCAGAAACTCGCATAAATATAAACTCTGGTATTACATCTCTTGTAGGTGCAGAGGGTGCCAATGTTGGTGATTTGTTCGTTGTCGGCAAACTTAGTCTGAAGCCTGTATATAAGATAATTCCTCTTAATGATGCTAAGGCAGAGAACTCTACCTATAAGGGTACACAGGGTGTGGTTACTCCTTGGGATAAGCAGCAGATTAACAAGATTGCTTCTATCGAATCTACTGCTAATGCTGCAAAGAATAATATGCCAACATATGGCGAAAGCAATATGAATAATGCCTTAAGGACAGGAATGTATCCATGGTGTACTCTTGGCAGACCGTCAGGCTCGCAAGGAGCTTATACCTGTGTAGTACTGGCATCAACGACGGCAGATAGCAATGGCTATACAACTGTGGAGCAGACTGCTTATGGGAGGCAGGATGAAAAAGGCAAAATATATAAGCGCATTATCTTCGTTAAGTCTGGCGTTACAGAATATGGAGACTGGATAGCTATAGGATAAAGGAGGTGAAAAAATGAGTGTAGATAGAGGAATAATCGTAGCTCCCGTCACCATCGATGACGTGAAGCAAGTATTAGGCGAGAGCACTAATGATTTGGCAGCGCTCTGCCGAAGTAGTAATATCAATATGATGAGCAAATATAAGCCTGTGCCTTTAGCTGAGACATTCGTAACAGATTCGCTTAATGCTGATATGAGAACGTGGACTGCCAAGAGTGACACAGGATGGTGGATTGGCAATCCTAATGGTGTATTCGGTATGAGAACTGTAAATGATGTGCAGCAAGCCAAAGAACTTGGCAGATGGACATACAATAAGCCTACAGGAACTTCGGAAGCTCCTTATCGTCTGTCAGACTTCATTGGTTATAACAGTAACGAGAACGAAAACAACTTTCCTCTTCGAGCAGAAGTGTACGGATATAGCGAGAAAAACAATGTGGTGTATAATGACAATGTTGTTTGCATATTGTTTCAGGGTGGTGATGATCCTGTTTATCCGAATAATACTTTCTCGTTGGGTGATCTGTTGAATATGCTACATAATGGGCTTGGAGACAATATCTATCCTGCCGTCTGTATATACAACGAGACTAATAAGGAGAAGATGTTCGTGTCTTCAGATGTACCTATGAAGCTTGGAGTTATGAACGATGAGATAACTATCTTCCGTGTAGATTTTAAGCACGGGGGAAAAATATACGAGGGCGAAATACTTGATGTTAATTTTCGCGGATATCTAAAAAAGTATGAGGTTGGCGACAGGCTGACATTTATTCCGCTCCTTTGCTCGACAACTGACCACGATTCTACAACCTTCCCTCAATGTATCGTATGCCCAGCAGTAAAGAATACTGTAGAATTCTGTGATGCCTACGTCACATTGCCATTGGCAAAGAGTGATGACAAACCTGTTACTACTAAAACCATTGTGGTAAATATTAGCAATCTCAAACTGAGACAGGAGGTAGGACAGATGTTGTACTATGACAACGGTGATAATACTGCAGGTGTTATTAAATCAGAAACGCTATTGAAAGTCAGCTTCACACTCTCTACAGATTATCTCACGAATCTTAGGATTAGACTTGTTGGCGAGTCTGATGACGGAGAAGGTACATATCTGAAGACAGATGATGTCGGCATTGGTATTAATGATGTGATCAATTTTGCCATCAACGAGAAAAGCTTCAAGATGAAATCTTACGGCTCATTATCAGATGCACAGAAAGGGGTGAACGCTGATTACAGCTTCGGTATTCCTACACAGATAGCTTATGCAGAGCGTGAGAATACTAAATGCCCAGACTGGACAGTTCGAATAGAACTCGAGGCAGACAAAGCCACAGGAGCAGACTCGAATACGCGATACGAATTTAAGTTTGATGGTGAAGGAATTTCGGCAGATGGTGTGATATTAAATGAGAAATATTAGAAAGTAAGAACCGTGAGCGTATTTTTATTTAGTTTATGCTCATAATATCTTTGTCTATATATAACAACAATAAATCCAACTATGATAGAAAATATCCGTTCACTATGCGTAGGCATCGCCATTGCAGTTATAGCCTTCCTCAAGCCTATCGAGGGAGAGCTGACATCGCTAATGATAGTATTCTTCCTCAACTTTCTTTTTGGCTACCTTTCTGGCATGATAGCTAATCATGAAGACTTTAGCCTGAAGAAGGCTTTGAGATGTGGTGCAGAAGCTACTGTGTTCTTCATACTGTGCTGCGCCATATATACTGTTGGACAAATGAAGCATCAGTACGAAGGAGCTCTGCAATGTGTGAGCTTCGTTACATACGTGGTACTCTACTTCTATGCTCTCAATATACTGAAGAACCTGAAGAAGATATTTAAGCCTGGTACTACACCATGGCAAATCGTGTCCTTCCTGTATTATATACTTCGATTCAAATTCATCGAGCGCATACCAGGACTGGCAGAATACCTTAATATTGCAGAACGACAAACCAACTAAACATAAGACATCATGCAATTATCACAGCACTTTACTCTCGAGGAGCTCACTCGTTCAGTAACAGCTCGCAATAGAGCTATTGATAACACTCCATCTAAGTCAGACCTTGCAAACTTGAAGCTGCTGGCAGAGACAGTCTTGGAGCCATTGCGCACGGCATTCGGCAAACCAATCATCGTAAGCTCAGGATATCGCTGCCAAGAGCTTAACAAAACTGTTGGTGGTTCAAGAACTTCGCAACATCTATTAGGGCAAGCTGCAGATATCCACGCTATGGGTAGCACCAAGGAAGACAATAAGGCCTTATTTGAGACTGCAGTTTCTCTTATACGTCAAGGTAAAATCAACGTAGGACAATGCATCGATGAGTATAACTACTCGTGGGTACATATCTCTATACCAGGTAAGCATGTTAATAACATAATCCATATAAAATGAAAAAGAAGGATTTTCTTATGCCTGCAATACTGTTAGTCATTGCAGTCGTAATAATCTTCATTATGACCTTGCTCGTTAAGAGAGAGCAATACAGAAGAAAGATTGAACATTTGCAATCTCAGATAGAGATATTGAACTCATGGAATGTCTATCCGAGTATTGTCCATGATACCATTCGCGATACGATACCTGTAGCATCAGCACCTGCTCTTGTAGTAACGAAAGAGGAATATAAGAAGGTTGCAGATAAAGCTCTGCTAAAAGACTTAGATGTAAAACCTGCAGCAATAACCTCACAGCTTCAGACGGAGATATCGACACGAGACAGCATAAAGTTGAGAGCAGCACCTAAAGATAATGACTACATATATCATGACCAGTGGACAGACATACACTTATCTCTAAAAGATTCCATGCTAAGATATGATATGCGCGACTCTATAGCAATGTTCGTGGTGCGTGACTATAAACATAGATTTCTCTTCTGGCGATGGGGAACGAAAGGTTATAATGTGAAGCTCGTGAATTTTAACCCTCGTGCTACAATTAAATATCTGAAGTACGTGAAAGTGGAATAAAAAAGCAAGAAAACTTGGCAATATAAAGAAAAAGGTTTATATTTGCGATATAATAATTAAAACATCAAGAATATGGATACTTACCTTCTTTTGTCAGCGGTGTTCTTCGTAATGCTTATCTTGTTTCAAGGCTTACAGTCGGTAGGCAAAAAGATGAACAAGATAGCTAACACTTATGGTGTGCCTAAAGAAAAGCCACAGCCCATCATCAAGAGTGAGCCTAAGGTTGAAACTGCAAAAGAAGAAAGCAAGAAACCTGAGGATGACAACTCCTTCGCTCAAAGATGCAAGCGACAAATTGAATACGAGAAAACTCTTGCTCCAGGATCTGAAGAATTAAGAAAAGCTCGTGAAGACTTTAAGAAAGTATATTTAGAGGAGCGCGAGAGTGTAAGAGTGAAAATGTGCGAAGGACGTGAAATTAGAATAAAAGCTATAGAAAAATCTCCAGAATATTATGCTGGCAAAGAACAATACAATCATTATTTTGATTTATTCTTTTCGATGGAAGAAGATTATGTAAATTATATAAAAGAATCAGCATAATTTTGTATTTTCCCCCACATATAATAAGTGCTACATTTGGCTCATAAACCAAATATAGCACTTTTTATATGGAAAAAACTCAGACTTTTCGAACCATCATAAGTCTCAATGCTCAAGAGGCTAAAGACGATATAGCATATCTTGAAAAGCGTCTTGAAGCATTGAAGAAGAAGAAGACGGATGCTCTTCGTAATCCTGAAACTTTAGTTAAAGATATCAATAAGTTTGATAAGGAAATAAAAGCAGCAGAGGCGAGTATCAAAGCTTATGGTAGCAATGTATCAAAAACTATAGACGTAATCAATAATCTCGGAACTTCATCGCTTGGAAATATTGAGAAAGCTGCTCGTGAAGTGCGTCGTGCTATGAAGCAGGTAACAAAGCCTGACGAATATAATGAGCTCAATAAAATCCTACAACGCTGCAAAGACCGCATGGATGAATTAAAGGCTTCGTCTATACAGTCTAAGAAAGAACTGCAAGCGCTCGATCAAGCTGCTGATAATCTCAAGAACGTTTTAGGTAACGTTGATGGCGCTTCTCTTAATGAACTGACAGCTGCAGCTGCCTCGCTGCAACAAAAGCTTGGAGATATCAAACCAGATGATACCGCTTATCACGAGACTGCTGAAAACCTGTCTAAGATTAAAAATCGTATTCAGCAACTTAATACCTCGCAGAAAGAGGCAAACCTAACCATCGACAAATATGACGAAGAGATAAAAGCTGCTACAAGATCCGTAACGGACCTTGTCAGAGAGAATAATCTGATAGATGCAACTCTCAAGAATATAAGTGGCGCGTCACTACGTGACCTTCAGTATTCTCTCAAGATTGTAAACGAACGACTCGCTGATCAGAAGCAAGGTACTGCAGCATTCGAAGATCTGACGGACCATGCCAAGAAATTGAAAGCACAGATAGCTGCTATTAATGGCGAACAAGAGAAGTCGGCATCACTCTTCGGTAAAACAGCCAACTTTCTCAATAAGAACTGGGGTGCAATAACTCAGACTATTGCAGCCTATTCAGGATTGTCTTCTACTGTACGACAATCTGTGGCAGCCTATGCAGAAATGGAAGAATCAATGGCTAATGTGCGCAAGTATACAGGACAAACCGACGAGCAAGTACATCAGATGAACGAAGACTTTAAGCGTTTGGATACTCGTACACCACGTGAGCAGCTCAACGAACTGGCAGGTTCTGCAGGTAGACTTGGCATCACCAACAAACAGATGATAGAAGAATTTGTTGACGGAGCTGATAAAATTAATGTCGCCCTTGGTGACGATCTTGGTAAAGGAGCTGTTGATAAGATAGGTAAACTTGCCCAGATGTTCGGAGAAGATAGGACCAAAGGCTTGCGTGGAGCCATGCTCGCTACAGGCTCTGCCATTAATGAGCTTGCTCAGAATTCATCTGCTAACGCAGGCTATATAGTAGATTTCACGGCCGACCTTTCAGGCGTAGGTGTTCAAGCAGGAATGACACAGGCACAGATAATGGGCTTAGCATCAGCTCTCGATCAGAATATGCAGGAAGAAGCTACTTCTGCAACCGTATTCTCACAACTTATTACGAAGATGTACCAAGAACCTGCCAAATTTGCAAAGATTGCTGGTATGCAGGTTAAAGAGTTTACGAACTTGATGAAAACAAACGCTAACGAGGGTTTGATGACTTTTCTGGAAGCAATGAAATCTAAAGGTGGTTTTGACCAAATGGCACCTATGTTTGAGGCAATGAATCTCAATGGTACTCGCGCAGTGGGAGTTCTCTCAGCTGTTGCGTCACATCTTGATCAGGTAAAAACAGCTCAAGACCTCGCTACGAAATCGTATTCGAACGGTACAAGTGTAATCAATGAGTTCAATACTCAAAACACTACAGTTCAAGCAAATCTCGATAAGGCAAAAAAACAATTTCAAGATCTAAATATTGAACTTGGTAAAAAACTGATACCTATATCAGCTTATGCCATCTCTACAATGAGTATTGCAATACGAACATTAGTAACATTAGTAAACTACGTTGCTAACAACGCAAAAGAACTTGCAGTGCTTGGTGTTGCCATTACTGTATGCACAGTACTGTGGTATAAAGAGACTATAGCTGTAAAGCTTAACACTTTGACGAAAGCTCTCAATATGGCAATGGACAAAGCACTTGTCTCAACACAAACTCTACTCAAAGCTTCACTTGTTGCATTAAGGGCAACATGGGCGTTGCTAACTAAGGGAGTACAAGGCTATATCGCGGTAATGAGAGCTGCGCGAATTGCCAGTTTAACTAATCCTTGGGCTGCATTAGCTACGGTTCTTACTGTAGTAGGCGTCGCTGTATATGGTGCTGTAAAGGCATTTAACTCATACAATGAAGCTCTTCGAAACAACTTACAGGAAGTGAAAAACAGAAAAGCAGTATTGGAGCAAAATCAAGCATTAGAGAAAAAAGTGGCTGACGCGACTATTGACGAGCGTAGCAAAATAGAAATGCTCACCAAAATTATTCGCTCTAATGCGTATAGTATAAAAGAACGTAAAGCAGCTATAGCTGCTTTGCAAAAAATGGTTCCAGAATATCATGCAAGTATATCTAAAGAAGGTAAATTGTATAATGAAAACAAAAAAGCCATTGAAGACTATGTTAAGAAATTGGAAGATGCAGCCATGGCTGAAGCAATATATGAGAAGAAGAGGGAGATTGCCAAAAAACGTCTTGAACTAAAAACGAAAGAAACAAAGATTAAAGGTTCGCTAAAAGCAGTTAAGGCGGAGAGGGAGGCTCATCCTAACATATATACAACAAAAAAAGTGTTCAGACCTGGAACTTCTCTCTATGACAAAGGTGGCTATATTCACATAGATAGCGATGCGCTAAAATCTAATAAGAAGCAAGGGTGGATACATACAAAACGCTTAGAGGCAGTAGTGAGTCAAGAAAAAGTTCTTGATGCTGAAGAAGCTGCTTTAAATAGAACCATCAATAGCAATAAGAACATAAAAAAAGTATTAACAGATATTATAAAAAAGGACGATGGCGGTACCAATACGACAAATGGGAATATAAATCTTTCATCTCTTCCTGGGTATACTAACAGCACCAATAATACTGGCAGTACTGGTGCCCCCCAAGAAGACAGGGAGGCTGCAGCTAAAAAACGCGAACAGGAGATGTCTGCAGAAACAAAAGCTGCATATGAGGCAGAACTACAGGCTGCAAAGGATAAGACAGAAAAAGAGCAGGCAGAAAACTTGTTAGCTTTCTCACAAGGTGAGAAACTATATACAGAATATTTCGATGCTCGGCACGAGATAGCAGAACGTGGGTATCAAGCTCTTGAAGAGATATACCAAAAGTATGGCACAGACTACGGTCAGATGCAAGAGGAAATAGCTTCAGAACAAACGGAACGTGAAAAAGACCATGTTAAGGCTATGGTTCTTGACATAGAGGCATACCGCCAAAAATCTATAAATCAAGCAAACAACGAGTTTGAAGACCCTAAGTCTGATATGTACCACGATGAAGAAGCTCTGAACGAACGACTCTTTGAAATTGATATGACTGCTCTTGCAGACCGTAAGACTGCGCTTACTGAAGGGACAGAAGAATGGCTTAATGTGAGTGCAGAGATGACACAGAAGGAAGAAGAACATGCTATATATTTGAAGCAACGATATAACGATCGCTTGGCTCAATATCGTGCTGAGTGGGGGCGTAAAGACATTAAGGAGCAAGAAGATATTGCTCTCAAAGGTCTTGAGTCATTACACTCTAAAAAGCTATTGAAGGAAAAAGAGTATGAAGAGATGAAAAAGAAGATTCAGCTCCACTACGCAGAACTTGAATCTTCTGAAAATCTTAAGAACTCTGCAGGGGAGCAATTTAAGCAGAATGTTCAATCTGCATATAACACTGCTTCAAATAATGCACAGGCAGATTATAACGACAAGCATCCTAATGGTCTCAATGTTGGTAACTTGCTGACCTCTGATATTGACATATACAAGTCTACTCTTGATAATATCAAGAGCATGGAAACAGAGAGTGTTATCAGTCATCAAGAGGCTATGGCTGCAATGTCGGAAGCGACTGCAAATATGTGTAATAATCTTGTTACTAAGATGCAGGCTGCAATGGATACCGTCTCACCTCTGCTTAGTGGAATGTCGTCGTATTATGCTGCTCAATCTGACTACGAGGTTACCGTAACCGAGAAAAAGTATGAGAAACTCATAAATGCAGCTGGTAACAATACTGCCAAGACAAAGAAGCTCGAAGAGAAGAAAGAGAAGGAAGTTGCGAAGATTAAGAGTAAATATGCTCGTAAACAGGTAGCAATGCAAATTGCTCAAGCTATTGCTCAAACTGCGCTATCAGCTATCGCAGCATATAGTTCTGCTATGCAGGGCGTGCCATATCCTGCCAACTTAATACTTGCGCCAGTAGCAGCAGGTATTGCTGCAGCTGCAGGTGCTATACAGATAGCAACTATCAAAAAGCAACAGCAGGCTCAAGAGGCTGGCTACTATGAGGGTGGTTTTACGTCTGGTAAACGCTACAGAAGAGAAGCTGGAGTTGTGCACGAAGGCGAATTTGTTGCTAATCATAATGCAGTCAACAATCCTTCTATCCTTCCTGCTCTACAACTTATAGACCAGGCGCAGCGCAATAATACAGTTAGCACACTTACTGCAGCTGATATTTCTCGTTCTATAGGTCAAGGTGGAGCGACGGTGGTGTCAGCTCCTTCGGTTACTGTACAGACTAACAACGAGGACTTGAAGAACACCATCGATGATACAAACATAGTTATCGATAACTTGCGAGATTTGCTTGCTGCAGGTGTTCATGCAAAGTTGTCGATGGCAGAACTGGATAGAGAATGGAAACATTATCAACGTTTACAAAGCAATAAATAG